GGCTGATAAGAAAGATATCATAGGGCAGTCGCTCAACCTACCCGACATGCCGAGTAAGTCGAGGATAACCGACCTGACACCTAAGATCGCGACCGACGACTACGAATTCGCGCGCAGCAACCTATACGACCTCATCAACAAGGGTTCACACGCACTTGAGGACATCATAGACGTCGCGAAGCAGTCTGAGTCGCCTAGGGCTTTCGAGGTCGTGACGAACTTATTGAAGACGATGGTCGACGCGAACAAAGACCTACTCGAGCTCGCGAAGAAGCAGAAGCAGCTCGAAGACGTCAAGGACGAGGGTCCAAAGACCGTGAACAACAACCTCTACCTGACGTCGGCAGACCTCTTGAAGATGATAAAGAGCAATGAGTGAGATCTACTTAGGTAATAAGAACCTAAAGAGCCGCGACGTAAAGATACCGTTCACCGCGGATCAGGTGCAGGAGTACCTGAAATGTTCGAGAGACGTGGAGTACTTTTGTCAGAAGTACGTTAAGATCGTCAACGTCGACCGAGGCCTCATAGACTTCGCACCGTACAAGTACCAAGTCAAGATGTTCGACGTCTTCGATGCGAACAGGTACACGATCTGTAAGATGCCTCGTCAGGTCGGTAAGACCACGGGCGTCGTAGGCTACCTCCTTCACAAAGTTCTCTTCAACGAGAACTACAACGTCGCCGTCCTCGCTAACAAGGAGAGGCAGGCCCGTGAGATCTTGGCTAGGGTTCAACTGGCCTACGAGTGGCTTCCGAAGTGGATGCAGCAGGGGATAGTCGAGTGGAACAAGGGAAGCATCGAGCTTGAGAACGGGTCGAAGATCCTCGCCTCGTCGACCTCATCGAGCGCGATCCGCGGTCAGTCCTACAACCTCATCTACCTAGACGAGTTCGCCTTCGTTCCGCGCAACATTCAAGACCAGTTCTTCGCCTCGGTCTTCCCGACGATATCTTCTGGTCAAACGACTAAACTCATCATAACTTCAACGCCGAACGGTATGGACCTCTTCTATAAGATCTGGATCGACTCCGAGCAGGATCGCAACACCTACGCCCGAGTCGACGTACATTGGTCGGACGTTCCGGGACGCGACGAGGCTTGGAAAGATCTGATGATCAAGAACACCTCGGTCGATCAATTCAGGCAGGAGTTCGAGTGTGAGTTCCTTGGGTCGTCGAACACCCTCATCCACCCGTCGGTCTTGTCGAAGCTCGTGTTCTTCCCGCCGCAGACGAACGCGCAGGGAGTCAACGTCTTCGCCGAGCCTAAGAAGGGTCACCAATACTTCATGACGGTCGACTTGGCCGAGGGTCTCGGTCAGGACAGCTCGGCCTTCACCGTGATAGACGCGACGACAGTGCCGTACGAGGTGGTCGCGACCTATAAGAACAGCAGCATATCGGAGCTCCTGTTTCCTACCCTAATCATGAACGTGGCCAAGTACTACAACAGCGCTTGGGTCCTCGTTGAGACGAACATAGGGTCGCAGGTCGTCAACATCCTTCACCAGGACCTTGAGTACGAGAACGTGGTCACGACTAAGACCAGCGGTCGAAAGGGAGTCATGCTTGGTTCGGGCGGAAGCCAAAGTCGACTCGGCGTCAAGACCACGAAGGTCACGAAGAGGATAGGCTGCTCCAACCTCAAGTCTCTGGTCGAGTCGAATAAGATAAAGCTCAACGACTTTGAAGTCATCCAGCAGCTCTCGACCTACGTCGCGGATAAGTCGTCGTTCAACGCCGAAGAAGGCCATCACGACGACTTGGTCATGTGCTTGGTCCTGTTCTCATGGATGGTTAGTCAAGAGTACTTCAAGGAATTGTCGGACACCGACGTTCGACAGAGGATCCTAGAGGAGAACGAGAGGCAGATCGAGGAGAACATGTCTCCCTTCGGATTCCAAGACGACGGTATGCCTGAAGAAGACGTGATGACGGTCTCAGGCGACGAGTTCGACCGCCTGCTTCTAAACTAGCCTTTTTATAAATAAGAATACGATTTATTGCTCTAATTTTATGATCAAAGGAGAAAATCATGCCATTTCAAGTAAGTCCTGGCGTCAACGTCTCTGAAGTCGATCTTACCACCATCGTCCCTGCGGTGTCAACCACTCAGGGTGCGATCGCGGGCGTCTTCAGGTGGGGACCGGTTAACGAGAGAGTTTTGATCTCTAGCGAAGATGAACTCGTCGCAACTTTCGGACGCCCAACCGCAAACAACTACGAAACTTTCTTCACAGCCTCAAGCTTCTTGGCCTACGGCAATCAGCTCTACGTCGTTCGCTCTAATGCATCTAATGCCTACAACTCAGTGGCGGCGGTCAACAGCTCAGTCTCTTTCGCCAACACGAGCGTAAGGAACAGCGAATCATACGATAACCAAGTTGGAACTTTTGATGCAAACGCATACTGGATCGGTAAGTACGCCGGCTACCAAGGCAACAGCTTGAAGATCTCGACCTGTGAATCGACGAACGCCTACTCGGCCACCTTGACCGGTAACTCGGACAGCGTTCCGGCCTTTAGCTTTACGATTAACAGCAACACCCTTCAAATCGTCGTGACTTCAGCCACTTCGAACACCAACGCCAACACGATGGCCAACACAATCGTCAACCTACTTAACGTTGGCGACTACGTGGTAGCTGGTAACTCAACACTCGGCACTCAGAACATCAAGATCACCTCGATCGGTGCACCTTCGGTGACTGCGAACTCGACGGTCTACACGGCTCAGGCAAACATCTCGCTTTCGACCACCTATAACTTGTCGCAGAACGTTAGCTCAAACTCCGTTACCCGTTACTGGGAGTTCTTCAACTTCGTCGATGCCGCACCTGGCACCTCGAGGTACACTTCATCGCTCGGCGGCGCCGGCGACGAGCTCCATGTCGCGGTTGTCGACGAAGACGGCGTCTTCACCGGCACGGCTGGTCAAGTTCTTGAGATCTGGAAAGGTCTCTCACGCGCTTCGGATGCAAAGACCGAAGACGGCGCGACGAACTTCTATCAGACCGTTATCAACCAGCAGTCGCAGTACGTCTGGTTCGCCAACGCAAGGGCCGGCGTGACTTCAAACACCGCTTCCAACATGACGGCGATCACGGTTGGTCCCTACACCCAGTCGTTCCGCAGCGGGTACGACGGCGTGACTGAGACGACTCAGACTCTGGCAAACCTGACGGACGCGTATTCCAAGTTCGCCAAGACCGAACAGGTCGACGTCTCGCTCATCCTTACAGGAAAGAATCAGTATGGTGCGCTCGGTGAGGGTCTCGCAAACTGGATCATCGACAACATCGCTGAAGTTCGCAAGGACTGCATCGTTCTCGTGTCTCCTCCTAAGAGCCTCGTTGTCGCGACTTCGTCCCACAGCCCAGCTGATTCATTGGTGACCTTCCGCAACGCGGTCCACAACAGCTCATACGCCGTCATGGATTCAGGATACAAGTACATGTACGACAAGTACAACGATACGTATCGCTGGGTTCCTTTGAACGGCGACGTCGCTGGAACGATCGTTCGCACCGACAACACGAGGGATCCTTGGTTCTCACCCGCAGGCTTCAACCGCGGTCAGATCAAGAACGTTGTGAAGCTCGCCTTCAACCCAGACAAAACCGACAGGGACGTCATCTATAAAGCTGACATCAACCCAGTCGTCAACTTTCCTGGTGAAGGAACTGTTCTCTACGGTGATAAGACCCTTCTCGGTAAGCCTTCGGCTTTCGATAGGATCAACGTTCGCCGCCTCTTCATCGTCCTCGAGAAGGCGATCTCGACCTCCGCGAAGTTCACCCTCTTTGAATTCAACGATGAGTTCACTAGGGCGACGTTCCGCAACCTCGTCGAGCCTTACCTCAGGGACATTAAGGGCCGTCGCGGCATCTACGACTTCCGAGTCGTGTGTGACGAGACCAACAACACACCTGAGCGCATCGATCGCAACGAGTTCTGGGGCGACATCTACATCAAGCCGGCGCGTTCGATCAACTTCATCCAGCTTAACTTCGTCGCGGTGCGAACCGGAGTTCAGTTCGATGAGATCGTCGGTAGGGTATAATAGGAGCTAAAGATGGCATTTTCAATCAACGACATTAGGGCTCAACTTACTCTCGGTGGCGCTCGCCCAGCACTCTTTCAAGTCACCATCACGAACCCAGTCTCGGCCATCGCCGACCTCAAGGTTCCATTCCTCACGGTGAGGGCGGAGATTCCGGCCTCAACCATAGGCAACATCGCAGTTCCATACTTCGGCCGCAAGATCTACGTGGCCGGAGACCGCACCTTCGCGCCGTGGACGGTCACAGTCATGAACGACGAAGACTTCCTCATCCGCAACGCGATGGAACAGTGGAACAACTCGATCAACGCCTACGAAGGCAACATCAACAAGCTTGGCTCGGGAGCTCCTGCGCTCTATAAGTCTCAAGCTACGGTGACTCAATTCGGTAAAGCCGGAGAAGTGCTCAGGACCTACCAGTTCAACGGCATCTTCCCCGTCGAAGTCTCGAATATCGGTCTTGACTGGAACGCTCAAGACCAGCTGGAGGAGTTCAACGTAACCTTCCTCTACGACAACTTCGAGGTGGTCGGCGGCATCACCGGCAACGCCGGCGGCGCGATCTAACGACTTTGATGGAGCCGCTATAAATAAACCTATAGCGGCTCTTTCATAGGAAATCATTATGCAGTTATTTGGTTTTGAGATCAAGAGAAAAGAAGAGCAGCCTCTTGAGTCCTTCGCTCCCGAGATAAAAGACGATGGTGCAGTGGTCGTTGCCGCAGGAGGCATGTACGGCACCTACATCGATCTTGATGGGACCGCGAGGACGGAGGCTGAGCTCGTTTCTAAGTACAGGGAGATCTCACTCGAAGCCGAGATCGAGAGAGCCGTTGACGACATCGTCAATGAAGCCATCGACACGGACTCGGACGAAGTGGTCAAGATCAACCTCGACAACATCGAATACAGCGACGACGTAAAGAATAAGATCCGCGAGGAGTTCGACCACATCCTTGAGATGTTCAACTTCCAGAACGAAGCCTATGAGATCTTTAAGCGCTGGTACGTCGACGGTCGCCTCTACTACCACGTAATCATCGATGAGAAGAATCCTAGGGCCGGAATCCAAGAGATCCGATACCTTGATCCGCGAAAGATCCGTAAGGTTCGCGAGGTCAAGAAGGAGCCTAAGGGTCCCATCACCATTCAAAAGACGAAGCGCGAGTACTTCGTGTACTCAGATCGCTCGTTCGTAGCCGCCCCAGGAAACGCTGGATTGGCGCAGGACAACAACTCAACCGGCGGCCTTCGCATAGCCACCGACTCGATCCTTCACGTCACATCTGGACTGATGGACAAGAACAACCAGATGGTCTACTCATACCTGCAGAAAGCCATCAAGCCTCTCAATCAACTTAGGACGCTCGAAGATGCTACAGTCATCTATCGTATTAGTCGCGCTCCTGAGCGCCGTATTTTCTATATTGATGTCGGTAATCTACCGAAGGTGAAGGCCGAGCAGTACCTTCGCGATATGATGGTTCGCCATAAGAATCGTCTCGTCTACGACGCTGTCACCGGCGAGGTTCGCGACGATCGCAAGTACATGACGATGCTTGAAGACTACTGGCTCCCCCGTCGTGAGGGCAACCGTGGAACGGAGATCACAACCCTTCCAGCCGGTCAGAACCTCGGTGAGATGCAGGACGTCGAGTACTTTCAGATGAAGCTGTTTCGCTCTCTCAACGTTCCGGTCTCAAGGCTCAACACCGAGACGGCGAACGTATTGGGCAGGGCCTCGGAGATCTCACGCGATGAGGTCAAGTTCACCAAGTTCGTTGGTCGCCTGCGCCGTAGGTTCTCAATGCTCTTCCTTGAAGCTCTCAAGAAGCAGCTCATCCTCAAGGGCGTCTGCTCGGAGGAGGATTGGTCGGAGCTTCAGCAGCAGATCAACTTCAACTTCAACAAGGACAATCACTTCGAGGAGTTCAAGGAGATCGAGGTGATGCAAGGAAGGTTGAACCTTCTCAACCAGATGATGCCGTACATCGGTCGCTACTACTCAGACCTCTGGATCCGTAAGAACATCCTCAAGATGGATGAGAAGGAGATCGCGGACATGATGGATGAGATGGCGGGTGAGAAAGTTCCACTCACTACACCTATTGAGCCGGGACAACCGTCACCACCGCCGCCGATCGCCAACAAGCCGAACATCCCAGGAACCGGCGAACAGTACTAATTTTATAAATACTATGAGATTTTGGAGGATTTTATGACTGAACTTTCTGATATTTTTCACTCGGCGTTCACAAAAGACGCCGTCGGACTCAAAGCGGCCGTCGACGCAGCGCTTTCAGCGCGCTCGCAGGAAGCTGTATCAAACATCACCGCCGACGTCGCGGCGAGCATGTTTGGTATGACCGTCGGCGATGAAGTCGAAGTAGACTCCTCCGACACGGATTCAAACATCGAAGACTCAAGTCAGGAAGAACAAACCGATGAAGCTCTATGACAAACTTAAGAAAAGCATAACGGAAGTTCAAGAGCCTCTCTCACAGGGCGAGAAGAACTTCAAAGCCCTTCACAACCCAGACTTCAAGAACCTCGTTCCCGGCGTCACCGATCAGGAGCACCTGTTCAAGGGTTCACCTCAGCGCAAGGATCCTAAGACCGCGTCCTATGAAGACAGCGAGTCGGCCCAAGCCTATGATAAGACTTTGAACGTTGAAGAAGAAGCTGAGATCGATGAAGCTCGGTCGAATCTCTACATCGGCACCGTTCACAAGGACGACCCCGACTATGAGAAGAAAGTCGGCGAGATGAAGAAGAAGGCCGTCGGCGGACACCGCGTTCGCGGTCGCGCCCCGCTCGAAAAGTTCAAGCACCTCTATAAGAAGGGCGGAGAGCTTTATACCATGACTTCACAGGACGTTAAGCCTGAGCACAGCGCACGGGTCGATGTCTACTCAAGGAAGCCGATGAAGAACGAAGAGGTCGAGCAGGTCGAAGAAGAGCATCAGTACATTGAAGTAAAGAACAAGCACACCGGCGCAATTAAGCACGTTAAAGTTCACCCCTCAAAAGCTTTCGCGGCTCTGAATCAATATAAAGATAAGAACAACACCGCTCGCATCGTGAATAAGAAGCCGATGAAGGAAGACGTTGAGCAGATCGACGAAGTCATCACAAAGAAGACTCCGCTCGCTAAAGTCATCTCAGACTTCGTTCACAGCAAGAACCCTAAATTCGCCGGTAAGTCTAAGAAGCAGCGCATGAAGCAGGCCCTCGGAGCCTACTACGCCATGCAGCGCAACGAAGACGTTGACACGGAGAGCGACGACTACGACTTTGAAGGCATCATGGCGAAGACCGAGCTCTCGGCGCTTCGCGATAAAGCCGACAAGCTCATCTCTATGATCAACGATTCAGACGACCTTGAAGCTTGGGTTCAGTCAAAGATCTCATACGCCAAGTCGCAGCTCGACGGCGTCTACGACTATATGACCTACAGCGGTGAGCATAAGCCTCAGAAGCCGATGGATCAGACTTCACCGATGGCCGCCAACTACGCGAACTTCATGAACCGCATGGGTGAGGAGTTCGTCGTTGAGAAGAAGGGCGACGACGAAGATGAGTCGGACCGCGCGGCGAACAAGAACATCATCAACCAGATGCGTAAAGCTCCGGTCGACGGCATGCATAAGATCACCTTTGAGAACGGCAAGAAGCACATGATCGAGCCTAAGCACGTCGCGAAGGCTTTGGAAGTTCACGCGAACACTCCGGTCGCCAAGGGCGCGAAGGAAGAGGTTCAGAACGCCCTCGGTCGCTCGCACGAAGACTTCATGCACGTCGTCAAGCACGGTAAAGCTCCGGCTGTGAAGCCTAAGCCCAAGGTGTCGCTCGGCACGATGCGCAAGGAAGAGGTTGATATGCCCACCCGCGAAAGTGGGAAGAAGGCCCGTCAAGCTATGACGATGATCGATCCAACCACCGGTCGCGTTAAGGTGAAGTACTTCACCCCAGCCCGCAAGGAGATCAAGGTCACCGCCGAGGAGCTCAAGGGCAACCAACATAAGATCGACGCGAACAAGAACGGCAAGATCGACGGCCAAGACTTTAAGATCCTTCGCGGCAAGAAAAAGGTTCAAGAAGCCGAGGAGATGACGGCAGCCAACGTCGCGAAAGCTGCCGCCTCTCAGACTCAGCACGGCGTAGTCGGCAAGGAGAACATGCAGCAGGACAGCATCGACAAGATGAAGTCCGATCCGTTGGCCTCAAAGGAGAAGGTTACCCTTCCGCCGACACAGGGCAACAAGCCGATCGGTGGCGACACACAGACCCATGCAAACGTCGCTGAACAGCTGTTAAATAAGTTGTATGATACTTTATCGGAAGAAAACAAAGAGAAGTTTGAACAGATGCTTGAGACCGACGAAGGTGTTCAGTATCTCTTAGACTTCGCAAGAGAGCAGGGACTTTGATGCCTAATTCAATCAAACCAATCGGCGCTGAAAGATCCATTGCTTCGGCAAACAACGTCGCTTCGGCCAAGCTCGTAAGGGTGATCAACACCGGAGCCGCCGCGGTGCTCAACTTCGCCTATGCGAACGCCACGGTATACGCCAACGTCACGGTCACGAACACAGAGTTCGTGGTCGTTGAGAAGCAACCAACCGACACACTCACCGGTGCAAATATGCTCGCGACCCCGCTTGCGTATACACACTGAGGAAACTAAGATGAAGCTCATAGCAGAACTAAACGAATCGGTCAAGGTCATAACCGAAGAGGGAGTGGAGGGCAAGAAGAACCTCTACATCCACGGACCGTTCATCCAAACTGAGGTAAAGAACCGCAACGGTCGCATGTATCGTCGCGAGTCGGTCGCCCGAGAAGTCAACAGGTACAACGAGGAGTACGTCAACAAGGGACGCGCACTCGGTGAGCTCGGCCATCCCGATGGTCCCTCATTGAACCTCGATCGCGTCTCACACAAGATCGTCTCGCTGGTGCCGGAAGGCAACGACTTCATAGGTAAGGCGCAGATCCTCTCCACCCCGATGGGTGAGATCGCCCGCAACCTCATCGAGTCCGGCGTCCAGCTCGGAGTCTCGACTCGCGGCATGGGTTCACTCAAAGAAGTGAACGGCGTCCAAGTTGTACAGGACGACTTCTACCTCGCCACGGCAGCCGACATAGTCGCCGACCCGTCCGCCCCGAACGCCTTCGTAAACGGCATCATGGAGGGCGTAGATTGGGTCTGGGACAACGGCCTGCTCAAGGCTCAGGAGCTGGAGAAAGCAAAGAAACACATTGAAGAGTCCGCCCGCAAGGTGAACAAGAAGGAGCTCGAAGAGGCTCAACTCCGGATCTTCAAGCATTTCGTTTCAAATCTTTGAGTTTTATAAATACTTTAAGAAAAAACAGGAGTATTCTAATGTCTGAAGAAAACTTGAACCACGAAGATCTTGAAATCGACACCCAAGTGGCGGTCGAAGAAGAGACTTCAAACGCAGGCACGATCGCCGCAAAGCCGACCGTGTCTCGCTCAGACCTTATCAGGAACATGGTTTCATACGCGACGAAGATGGGTTCGGAAGAGCTCGCTGACTTCGTTGCCCGCATCGGCTCAGCTGAAGAGATGACCTCTTCAAACGACGCCAACTACGCTTCATCCGTGCAGGTCACAGGCGACGCGTCTGCAAAGAACAAGGGATCGATCAAGTCAGCCGGCGCGCCGGAAGAAGCAGCTAAGGCGCTTCCTTCGGCTGTCAAGGAAGACCTCGCCCTCGTGTTCGGCAACTCGCTCGATCTCTCGGAAGAGTTCAAAGATAAGATCTCGACCCTCTTCGAAGCCGCGGTCATGACCCGCGTCGACCTCGAGAGGGTTCGCATCGAAGAAGAAGTCGCCGCTGAAGCTGAACAAGCCCTCGAGTCGCTCAAGGAAGAGATGGAGTCGAACATCGACGCCTACCTCAACTACGCAGTGGCTGAGTGGCTCGAGCAGAACAAGCTCGCGGTTGAGAACAACATCAAGGTTGAGATGGCTGAGTCTTTCTTTGCCGGCCTCCACAACCTCTTCACTGAACACTACATCGACATCCCGAACGAAGAAGTCAGCGTCGTTGAGTCGCTGATGGCTGAAGTCGAGGAGTTGAAGTCTCAAGTCAATGAGACGACTGAAAAGAACATCGAGCTCACTAAGATCGTTTCCCAGAAGGAAGTGTCCGAGTCGGCCGCGAAGCTTGCGGAAGGCATGACAGACACCCAGAAGGAAAAGTTCACCAAGTTGATTGAAGCAGTTGACTATTCTTCCGTTGAAGAGTTCAACAAGAAAGCTAACATCATCAAGGAAACTTACTTTGCTAAAAGTGACGTCAAGGTGAATGCTGATCAGCTTCTCAGCGAATCAGTCGATGAGCCCGCGAAGCCGGAACATGTGGCACCTGAGATGCAGGCCTACGTTCAGTCGCTTTCTAGAACAATTAAGAAGTAATTTTGGATAAATAATTAGAACCCCTCGAAAGGAGACAACAATGGAAACCTTCAGCATTAAAGAAGAGTTGCTTAATAAGTGGAAGCCCGTGCTCGAGCACGGTGACCTTCCTTCTATTAAGGACGCTCATCGTCGCCGTGTCACCGCGCAGATCCTCGAGAACACCGAGATCGCGATCAAGGAACAGGCGATGTTCAATCCACAGTCGTTGTTCGAAACTTCACCGACCAACTCTGTCGGCACCGGCGGCTACGCTGGCGCAGGCGGCACTGGCGTTGCTGGTTACGACCCGATCCTCATCTCTCTCGTTCGTCGCGCGATGCCTAACCTCATCGCATACGACATCTGCGGCGTCCAGCCGATGACCGGTCCTACCGGCCTCATCTTCGCGATGCGCGCAAACTACGCCAACTCGACCGCTCGTACAACCGACGAAGCCTTGTACAACGAAGCGAACACCGCGTTCGCTTCACCTGGCATCTCCTCGGCCAACACGATCGGCAACAAGAACGTCGGTACAGTTCCTGGCACAACCGCTCAGACGACCGTCCTCGCCAACAGCAACATCTACAACTTTGCTGGCGGCGCGAACACCCAACAGGCTGAAGCGCTCGGTTCGACCTCGAACGTTGCCTTCGCTGAAATGGCGTTCTCGATCGACAAGCAGACCGTGACCGCGAAGTCACGCGCTCTCAAGGCAGAGTACACCATGGAACTCGCACAAGACCTTAAGGCGATCCATGGCCTCGACGCTGAGACAGAACTCGCGAACATCCTTCAGTCGGAAATCCTCGCGGAAATCAACCGTGAAGTTGTTCGCTCGATCAACATCACCGCGGTCCGCGGCGCCAACACCGGCACCACGACTCAAGGCATCTTCGACCTCGACACCGACTCAAACGGTCGTTGGTCGGTTGAAAAGTTCAAGGGCTTGATGTTCCAGATCGAACGCGAAGCCAACCAAATCGCGAAGGACACCCGTCGCGGTAAGGGTAACGTCATCATCTGCTCGTCGGACGTCGCTTCGGCACTCCAGATGGCTGGCGTTCTTGACTACGCACCTGCTCTCAACAGCAACAACCTTCAGGTTGACGACACAGGCAACACCTTCGCCGGTGTGCTTAACGGCCGCTTCCGTGTCTACATCGACCCATACACCACCGGCAACTATATGACCGTTGGTTACAAGGGTGCCAACGTGTTCGACGCTGGTCTCTTCTACTGCCCATACGTTCCTCTCCAGATGGTTCGTGCGGTCGGTCAAGATACCTTCCAGCCGAAGATTGGCTTCAAGACTCGTTACGGCATCGTACCGAACCCCTTCGCAAAGGGTGCAACCGCTGCTTCGGCAACCGGCGCGCTCGAAGAAGACACGAACGTCTACTATCGTCGTGTTCTCGTGTCGAACCTTCTCTGATAATAAACAGAAGAAGCTACTTAAAGAACTTAGGGGACCCTTCGGGGTCCCCTTTTTTATTCCACGACTACTCTCTTCCAGTCGCCGTCTTTACTCTTCAGCCATAGGTTTCCATCTTCACCCACTGACATTGATACCTGTTTATTCGGATCATATTGAGGAAAGTTGCCAATCATCATAGAAGAACTATTTCCAAGATACATCATTGTACCATCTTTCTTCTTAGCTCCCATTAGAGTCATTTTTACTGAATCTGCTAATGGTTCCCCCGTCGGCTTCTCCTTAGCAAACGCTTCAACCGCCATCAAAGGCGATAGGGCAAACATTCCAAATAGACTACGTCTGTTCATTCTATGATCTCCAGATGATCTTTCACCACTTTAAACTTAACAACATTGTAATCAGAAAACCGATCGCCACCATACTTAAAATAATCTCGTCCGCCATCTACAAATGCTCCGTTCTTACCCTCACGAAAATCGTGGCGATACCGTGAATAGACAACCTCACCCTCAGCCTCGATCCCAGAGAACACCACGTCCTTGATGGATGGAAGTCCATCTGTGATCATCAGCGAGTCGCCCCTGAAGTATAAAGCGAAGTAGTTGGATCCCCGTGGATGAGCCTCTTCCGTATAGAAGATGGCTGCCGGTCTATTGCCCCAGTCTCCGTCTTTATACTTAAGACAAGACTCGAGAACGTACTTAGCTTTGTACTCCCTCTCGACCGTCTCGATGATTTCTTTCTTGAGAAAACTTGAATCCGTATTGATGATCATGGTCTATCCCTGTTTTAATCTCATAGTATGATTATACATGAGCGGGATGAAATGTCAACTATATTTTTAGCCTGTTTCTGGCATGGGTGGCGATGAGTTCTGGATTACTGGGAAGCATGGGATCATCTTTCTTATACCACCTCTCGCTCTTTTTCAATAAGAACGTGATTCCCAGCTCCTTAGCTAGCTTCTTCGCGTCGTCGATCTGATGTTCATTGAACTTCATAGGTATGAAAGTCCAAACACATTCTATCCCGCGAATCTTTGCCAGCTTAAATATCTCTAAGTTCTTATAGAAGTCCTTCTCAGTGAAGTTAACACGATAGATCCCAGCGGTCTCCTTGAATCCATCCATCGCTATGTTTAAAGCATCATTTTTAGTCATGAGCAAGAATATGCTTTTCCACCAGTCGAGGGATTTTCCTGAACCGTTTGTGTGAATTTGGATAAAAATGTTGTTTTCTTTAGCGATCTTGACAAGCTCATAGAAGTCTGGATGGTAAATGCAGTCGCCGTACGTTCCGCCGAAGAACATGCTCCTGTACTTCTTTGATTCACAGATCTTTCTAAACTGATCCACGGGAAAATCGTAGATCTCAAGCTCCTTTCTTTCTACGAGCCTTGTCCTTATGCACTTAGGACAGGAAAGCCTGCACCTCGTAGAAAGCTCGATGTCAAGATTCATGCTCTTCCAGCTCTTCCATCGTCCAGCGCATGCCCCTGCGATTCTTCATGGTTTCATGCGCCTGCAGTGAACAACGATTCTTACATACCTCTAGGTTGCTCTCGTAGCTCGTCTCTATGTGCTCGATCCAGTTCAAGAAAGAATCTTTGTCGTGAAACTCGTCGACACGCTCGTTGTTCTTTAATAGGTATTCATCCCTTGAGAATATGCTCTCCTTGAACTCCTTCCCCATGGCCGGAAAGCTGCAGCACGGGAGCCACCTGCCCTCGGCCGAGAAGTAGCTGTGCTGCCCAAAACGGCACTTTGGGACCACCCTTTTTTCCATCTCAAGCCCTCCTGATCGAGTATTTACCCCTAACCCATTGAAAAGATTACACAATTTTTTTTCTAAAAAC